TTTTTTATAAGTACAAAGCGGAGGAGGTTATGCTTTATCTTACATTCGGATATGACAAATTCACGACCGACCCGCAGGAGTTCGCTCAAAGCGATTCTAAGTGGTTTCTTTCGCAGATCCAATCAGGGCGTGAAGGTATTAACCTAAGTACAGCAGACGCGCTAATAATGCTTAATATTGACTTCAGCGCGGTATCGTATTGGCAGGCACGGGCTCGGATGCAGAATAAAGACCGGGAGGAGGCTTCAAAAGTGTACTGGCTATTCGCGGAGGGAGGGATTGAGGAGAAGATATACAAGGCGGTGAAGGATAAAAAAGATTACACTTTGAGTTATTTTAGGAATGATTACGGGATTGAGTAACTAACGGCCAGCCGCTTGGTGTAAACGGGAATGAATACCGGCAAGGGTAGCAACCTTATTAAATTAGGGGGGTGCGGGTTCGAGTCCCGCAGCGGCTCAAAAAAATAATTTCAAAAAAATATTAAAAAAAGTTTTGCACTTTGTGAAAAAGTGTTATCTTTGTGTAACAAAACAAAAAAGCCATGACAACAATTCAAATTACAAACAACCTGACAGCTACAATCGAAATAAACGAAGATCTATCAGTTTTTGTTACTACAAATTATAACGGTATTAAACGTACTAATTACTACCAGAATTTTCAGGAAGTAATTGAGAATACAACAATGCCAGCTATCAAAAATTATTTTATCAATCAATAATTAACCCCCGGGGGCTTTGCCCCCTTTTAAACCCCACAACCATGCAACAAAAAACCACAGACCTCCCAGAAAAGTACGCTTACATCTTTATTGCGATCGTTGTAATTCTCGGACTGATTGCGGATAGTTTTATTTAGTATGGAGAGCAAAATACAAGCCAGCATAAAGGCACGCTTTGAGCGGGCGGGATGGATGGTAATTAAACTGATCCAAACCAACTGCAACGGCATCCCGGATCTCATGTGCCTCAAGAACGGCAAAACCATCTTTGTTGAGGTAAAGCAGCCGGGACGGGAGCCAACGGAGTTGCAGAAATACAGGCACGCTGAATTAATAAAACAGGGCTTCACCGTTCACGTATTAACCACCGAAAAAGATATAATAATATGAGAGAATTTGTAATCCTCAATCTATGCATGATGGCTGTCGTTTTGATAGTCACAATTTATGTATGGGTTAAAATCAGAAAAGGAGATATATGACAACCGAACAAGCTGTAAAAGCAATCGCATCACATCTTGAGGTGCACCTGCATAGCGTACCTCAGTCCCTACTTGACAAGATCACAAGCATAATAAACCGAACGCGGACGATAGTAAAAAAAGAGGTGATCCTTCAGGACTTAAAACACGAACGCCCAGATCTGCAAAAGGAATGGGAGAAAATATGCAAGCTGCATTGCCTCGATCCGGTTGAGGCTAAAAAAGGCCGCATACCTGAAAGGATAGGAGCTAAGGCGCATTTCATACGGAAAATGATACTCACTTATGACCAAATTACCTTAATGGACTTTGCAAGATTTTTTAAGAATGATCACTCAACGATCATTCACTTGAGGGATAGGTCAAAAGCCCCATGCCCGATACCTCCGTTTCACCAAAAGAAAAGGTTTATTATTAACGCTCAGTAGAATCTCTGATAATTTTCTGAATCTTTCTCAAAGCAAGGTTAATGGTATTGTAAGCGTTTTTGCGGGATTTTATTTGATCTTCCTGCTCTTCATCATAATTATTAAATGAAGCGTCCTCAAGCGTTGTAATGACCGTAAGGGCGCAATCTATTACAAGCGTTAAATCGTATTCGGGTTGTTCTTCACTCATAGGATTTTTCCTTTATGGATGCGGTAATTTCGCACGTGAAAGTCTTTGCCGTTGTCATTCAGATCAACTATTGCGAAGCCATGCGACCATTTATTAATGGGTAGGTATGCCGGGTTTAATTCCGATAAGCAACCCAAACTCCACGTTGTAACAATATCGCCGTTCATATTGCTTTCGGTGTGCTCACTTACTGAGTGATTGTGCCCCTGCATAGCGGTTACCTTTCCGCGAAGAAACAAGCCCCTTGCAATGTTGACAGGTGAAAAGATGGAGCCTCCGAATTCGTGGCCGTGAACTATGTTAAGATCGTTGGCTTTAATAATCCGCTTGTCACCTATTAAATCAATGCCGCGCGAATCAAGTCCTAAAAGGTGGCGTAGTTCGAATTGCTGAACACCCAAAAGCTCGGGGGCTTTCTGCATAAGGAAATGTTCGTATCTCTCCTCATGGTTGCCTAACTTAAAATAAATCTTTGCCCCGAAGGTCGCAAGTACATCTAAGAATTGCCTCGCCGCCTCCAATTCGTGAGCCACTGATCTTTTACGCGGATCTTTCATAAAACGGCTTAATCCGTAGAAGTCAATGAAATCTCCATTTAATAAGATCGCGTCCGGCTTCTCATCAGAGATTTTATCAAGGGCGCAGCTACAAGCATCAAGACTATGGTAAGGTATGTGCACATCGGATAAAACTGCTAACTTTTTTGCTTTAATAAAATAGGGTTCGTATTTCGTTTCATCTGATTCAGGGAGCTTATACGGATTGCGCGGGCGGTGTTCACTCATAAAAAATTCAGAAGTTTCAGGTATAAATTTTTTGTTTGGTGCTCCTGTCTTTCCCTCAATATATCTTAATGCTCTTCTGGCAGCATCAATGTCTTTAAATAATTCCTTATTATCATTATACATTATACGCGCAAGTGCTAAGGTAGGCATTTGCATCCCGTATTTTTTTCTGTATTCTCTTGATATATCTGATTTATTGAATCGAGGCATAATATAAATTTGCTTCTTCTTCCCTACGCTTAACAAGTCCGGGGAGTACTTTACCGCCGCCACGTGTCCATCTCATAAACTCAGCGCGAATGGTAGGATCGTTCGGGTTGGCATTTACTTTTTTGCATAATGTTGATTTGCCAAAAGCAGCACCACCCACATTAAAACAAAAGCTAACTAAGGCTCCGAGCATATTCTCGTTAATGTTTGACTTTACAACGCGCTTCACTTCGTCAGCGAATAACTTTACTTGAAAGTGAAGCAGCTTGTCTGCACGATCAATTGTGATAACATCTTTAGGCTGCACCTTCGTACCATTCTCATAAAAGGTTGCACCATAGCCTATCGTGTTCAAACCGGCAGGGCAAACATAGGCGCGAAGTCTTAAACCCTCATATTTTCTTATTATCGCAATACCTCTATTCATAACGCGAATAAATATATGCTGATCCTACAGCTATAAATAAATAAATAAATCTAAGCAAATAAAAGTTAATATTCAAATATCTATCTATTATACTATTTGTCGACTTCGATTTGTAGTCAACAGCAAGGTCTCGTAACACGTTCAGCAGCGGATCGTACACCACACCTCTACAGGCTGCATAATAGATACCATAACTGACTATTTTAAAGAACTCAGAATTATCGTAATAATCCAAACTAAACGAAAGCGATATGCCGAAAAATAAAGCTCCTATCGTATATGTCCACACCTTGTTGACATTCGCCTTTTGCCCATGCGCTATGCTTATGCGTATCCATTCAATTACGGCGCAAACAATAGCGGCAGATATAGGATAGACAAATATCATTTTGAAAGCCAAATGTCATGATGGTCAGGCCATAGGATAAGCCAAAAGAAAACGCTACCCAGCACAAACCAAACGATAGCTAACTGAAACCATCCTGTTTTAACAAACGGCACATTAACGTCTGACTTCACCCACTTATAACCGCCGCGTGAATTGATAGGCTCTTTAACGAGGCTTCCAGACTTAGATGCTTTGTAGGCCATTATCAGAAGCGCAATGATTGGCAGATAGCAGAACGCAAGCGCGATCCACATATCGTAGTTGTTTTGGTTTATCATTTTATTATTTTTAAAATTGGTTTTCTAAGCACCCATCCCGCTAAAAATACAATGATTAAAAGAAGCAAATTTATCCTATGCTTCAGCTTTACATTCCTGTCTTTTAAAGCATTGCAATCAGCCACTATTTTGTTATTAGTTGCGATTAATTCAGCTTGCTTTTTATCGCATTCCATTTGCAACACCTTAAGCTTTGCCGTGCTCTCCTGCGTCTTAATAATATATTTAACCTCAGGTTTGCATGGAATCTGCTTTATCTTTTCTCTTATCTTATCGACATATAAAGTATCGCATTTTGCATCAAGTAAGCTATCTATCATTTGCGACATATAGTGATACTCATTAAGATATGCGTTAATAAGTGCGGTGTCCTCTACCATTAATGTGTCAATCCTTTCCTTAATGGGAAACCTTTGAGCGCATTCATCAGCCGCATAGAAAGGTAATTTATCCATCATTTTGTGCAGCTTCTTAGGATTGGCGCACGATGTCAACAAGAGTAAAAAAACCAAATATTTGCCCATATTAAAAGAATGAGAGTACAAAACCGACCATTCCGCCCGCGATAGTATAAACCGCATCCCTGTAATCAAATTTGCCGTAATCCATTAAATCCTTAAGCTCTTTACCTACAGCCGCAGTCACGATAGACGTAAGCACCCACAGCCAGCAATACTTAATCTCGATAGCTTTAAAAAAAATAAGTGCGGCAATGCTAACAAATACGCCCGCCCAAAAGTGCATCTCTTTATCATTCACTTTCATGTTTCTTATCAGTTTTAGTTGCACCAAAATAAAACCCTACAACACCTGCCAACGCACCTCCGAAGATGAACCCCGCAACGATATTAACGATGTCGTGATTCTCAGCAGGTATAGGCTTAACCTGAAGCAGATACATAAGTGTAAAGCATCCCAAAACAATGATAATCGCAAGGCTGTTACGAATATCAGTTTTCGTTAGTCTTTTTAACCATTCTGGCATAGATGTCATTTTTTAATTGCTTAATAGTTTTGCACGCGCCCGGTATGCTTTTAATACCCGCAAGCAGGTTATATCCTATAGCGGCATAAATCAACAAATCATGCTTTGTAATAAAAGCTATCAACCCGAAAAACCATGCCCCAATAAATTCAATCTTTGCGCTCATAATTCACCGCTTTAATAAGATGATCTTTTTCAATAGTATTTAATAAATTACCAACCTTCCTACCTAAATACGTCAAACTCTTCTTTTCAGCATTTACGCCCAAAACGTAACTAATTGTTTTGTCCATATCCCCGAATTTGTAATCTTTCCGCTTTATTAATGTCAGGTTAAACAACTCCGCACAAACCACGTTCCCGTGTTGGTCGATTGACTTTGCTATGTGAAACAGATAGGTATCAACCGCCCTGAATAAAGTAACCACTATCTGAAACACAAAACCAATCGGCATAAGGACTACCGATAAGATCAAAGCCACTATTAATAAAATCAACCCTCTCATAGTTCTTCAGCTTCAGGTAACCACCCCGCCGCTTTCATTTCTGCCTCTGTAAACACCGTCACATCACTCGGAATGATATACTTAAATAAAAACATTTGCTGACTTTCAATAAACGCCGCTAACCCATCTTTTTCTGCTTGGCTTAATTCAGGAAACAAAGCAATAAGGTTAGTCAAATCATTGTCCGGATGCACATAAATAACCTGATTGGTATCTATCTGCAAAGCTGCGTTTACGGTATCGATATAATTAGGATCTTTTGTTGGGTGATTAATCCATCCGAACAGATACAAAGTAGCATCATTTTGTTGGTTAATCGGTCGCTGAATGCGGAACAGCTCACGGCTTATTGCGATTGCCCTTTGCTCGCTTGTTAATCCTGCCTGTGGTAAAACCTTAATGTATTGTGCGTTCATTGTGAATGAGCAAAATATAAGTAATAAAATGAATATGTATTTAATAGATTCCATAATAATTATTTATGTTTGTTTCTATTAAAGATCTATTATTTAGATTTTCATAAATAATAACCTCAGATATTCTTGCATTAGCATTAGCCGCAGCTGTCGTTTGCCCCCCAATAGATATTTTTAAAGCAGTTGTGTTTGATGTATTGCCACCAACATAACCGGGAATTGCCGTAAGTTTTTCAATATTATTTATATATAATAAATGCCGAGGCGTGGCATAGTTTACTAATCCGGTTTGTAGTACAAGATTAGATGTATTTATATTATCAGTTGTGTTGTCTACGAACGTCACACCTGCATCTAATCTTCGAGATCCTATCGAGTATTTATTAGCAGTATTTCCACCACCTAAAAGATATCTTGTTTGTGTGAAACTTAAATTATTCGAACAAAAAAACAAAAGTCTTAATACCGCAGGGCTTGATATCCATCTTGTAACTGCATAACAAGCAGCTGAATCCTGATTTCTAAATAGATCAACATTTAATCTTTCTAAAATATCATTTGATCCATCAAATAATATTGTAGGTCTATTATTTTCATAATAAATAGATCCTAAAGCTGCTATTTGCGGCTGTGATGCTTGGGTAGCTTGCGTTACATTTAATCCATTACCAGATTGATCATACCACGTAACTACAAAACCATTACGAGCATTTAAAAAACTTTTAATAGAATTGGTATCTAAATCATTGCCTACAAAATTTATATCCTGCTCCGGCTGCCCTGTTGTGTCCTTTCTTATTCTTATCGCCGCGCCTGTGTATCCTGATCTTAATTTACGCAAAGAATACGCACCGGCAGCATTAGTATAAATATCTAATATAGGCGTTATGCCTAAAGGTACATAATTAGGATGCGCCTTAATAACCATTTGTGCATTAGCACCTACCGAAAGAAAAACTAATATAAATAAAATTAATCTCATTGTCTTTTACGATATCCTAATAATGTCAAACTAAAATAAGTCGGCTTTGTTGCTACGGCACTCGTTCTAACAAATACCCAGTTGTTTGGCGGTATCTTATTATTTGTGAACGATGTTACATTAGTCGCACCGATTGTACCTGTAACCGATGTGCCGCCTGTAACCAGTATCGTTGCACCTGCAGTTACATTTAAACTATCATTCCAATAAACCTCAGTTGTAATGCTTGGAGATGTACCTAACACCCCTGCCCTCATTTGCGTTATTATCAAAGTATCGCTCCCTGCATTATAAAAACTACCATAAACCGCCGATGTGCTAAATGCCAAAGTATCTCCAGCCGCACCGCTACCTGCACCGAAAGCAGCCAAAGGGATAGTATCTAAAATAAGTTGATAAGTAGCAGCGGCAACGTTTGACCTTAAGTAAGGTGAAAGCATCGCAGCCGTATCGGTTACATTCAAAGGGGTATATCCCAAAGCTGTTGCAACGCTTTTATTCTCCCAAATATCAGTAGATGCTGTATATGCCAATACTTGATTATTTGTAGGTGAAGTTATTTTTGTGTCGTGAAGCTCCCCTAATTCCTGTCCGTTTTGGGGCTTAACATATATCAGCCCGTTTCCTACATTCGCTCGCTCTACTACACCCACAAAAACTGAATGGTAAGGTGCAACAGGCTTAACCTTTGTAAACCCACCCGGTATGCTATCCAGCCAAAGAATATCACCCGGACTATACGCACCTAAATTTATTCCGCTCACCTGACCTTGCGTTGTAATCCATCCCGCCTGACCTGCCGCAATGTCCGCCCTAACAATCCCCAAAGTCTTTGAGCTAAATGTGTCGCTTGTGTTCTTTGCAAGTTTTACGGATGCTCTGTCACCAGATGCGCCAAAAATATAAACGACCTGACCCTTTGTAATTGTAATCGCTTCGGCATTGGTTACGTATGCTTTTACCACCGCCGCGGTATCCATTACACCACCATTAAAAATAACATTGTTTTTTCTGTATCTTAAAGTATCATTAAAAAGGTAAATGCTATCAACATAAGCAACACCGCCGCCGCCAACCTGCCTCCATTGGCTGCCAGTCCAAACATACATCGAGCTATCTGCAAGGCTATAACGTATGCCTCCTGTGTCGCGCCCTGTAGTTGCTGTAACTTTCGGGATGTTTAAATTGCTATTGAATTTGCCCCCGATCCATTGATAGTAGTTATTGAAAGGTGTATAAAGTTTCCCATCAATAGTTTGTGCCTTACCAATAGCGGCAAAGCATACCAATAAAATACTAAATATAAATCTGTACGTTTTCGCCATCATTAACTCCTCCGTTATTAATTGTGATTGTTTTTGTTGATACATTATGTGAAATATAACGCCTATCTGATCGCACTTGATATGTCAAAATTAACCCATCTATAAATACCAAAGGCGGCACCGTTAGGATATTATTTTGGTATGTCGTATCGTCTTGCTCCATAGGCTGCCCGGAGCCGACAATAAAATCTATTACTTTAGTCATTCTACTTTCTATTATTGTTATTTCATGATCTGGCAGCTCATAGTTACTTGGCAGATCGCACACATCATAAAGAAAAGGAACTTCGAGATCGATGCTAAAAGTAACCCCCGCCACAATATCTTCAAACCTGTCTTCGAAGAACTCGAACGTAGTGCTGCGCGTAAACCTCCAAGGCTGTTTCTCCCATCCTATCTGACCTACCAAATCATTCGCCACCTGCTCCATGTCGCTTTGCACTTCCATCTCCGTAGTATGCAACACCACATCCGCCACCGTAACCTGCACCGTGTGCGTCTTTATTTTGCCCTCCGTTGAGCTGTTGCCCATTGTCATAAAGACGGCAGGATAGGTAACATCCTTCACCTCGTTATGTAGAAAATAGTCAGGGTTTACGACCTTTGCCGTCCTTACCTGACGATGCGCTGCCGCTATGTTTTTGAGCTTTGTCGATATTTGGTTTCTTGTCATGCTTTGCAAAATAATCTTTTAACTTTTTGATCGTTTTCTTACTATACATTTTTGAATGGTTTTTGACAATCTTCGCAGTTCTTAAATTCATCATAAGGCATCCCTAAATAAACGCCCGGAAAGTAAGCATCCCTTTTTGGTACGATTGTATCCGCACGATCGCCGGGATTAATATACAAAGGGAACTTAGCGTTATTGCTTTCTTCAACTAAATACTTTACTAATCTTTGCCCGTAAAATTCGGCGCGGCTTTTAAATTTGTTTTTCAGATCAATAAGCTCGCTCATTGATACGTTTTCGCTCCCTTCATTCGTCTTTTTTAGCACACCCTTATTCCAATACTGATGCGTCAAAGTATCTGTCAATTCCGCCACAACATAATAGATAAGGCAGTCCCTAACATAGCTTTTTAGCAGTGTAACTTCGTCTGCTGTCAAATCATTGTTATCAATCCCATCCTGTAACCGCTCATAAAGTCCCGACCCTAACAAAGGCAGTATATACATATCCTGACATACCTTTATTTCAGGAACGATCATTTTGCTATCTATATTTGAGTGGATTTGCGTCCGCTCATAAATATTCTCAGGGCTTATAAATAAAATATCTTTCATTCTTTACTTTTTACGAACTACGAAATTTTGTACCCAGCGGTGGCGGCATGAAGGCTTATTCCCATACCATCCGCCCCTACGATCCCATACACTATACCCCAAACGCTGACTAATTGTTTCAATGTCAGATCGTGAATAAAATTTATCCATTTTTATCAATCTTCTGCAAAAATCTCTTGTTGTTGGTATAATTGGTTCTGGCCCGTACCGAGGTTCGACCTCATAGCTATACATTATCTTTTGCTCCAAAGTACGAGGCGTTCTGTCTGTAATTTCGCTCAATGGATTTGGCAGGGTACGCTCAATGATTTCGTCAACCCCTACCTTGCTAATTGTAGCCAGTATTATGCCGCTTTCCGTAAGTCCCTCAATAATGCTCACCACCTCATCAACAGGCATTTTTAAAGCCTTTCCAATCACTTGAGGCGTTATTCTTTTATCCTTTTTGATCAGATCCAAAACATTTACTTCAGGCTGCGTAAGCTCCTCTTGAAAATTAAACCGCGCGCGGGATGCGATCACATTAAACTGATCTTTGCTTTCACCATGCGCGGAAAATTCAGCTAACAAAAGTTCATCATGATCTTGTGCGGAAAATTCCATTTCGTTATCCAAAGAAAGCATTATGCTAATTTCATCATCCGATAAACCAAGTGAAGATTTGAGCAATAACTTAGCCTGCTCCTTATTTATTTTCCCTTTCTCAAAATTGCGAATGATACGATTAACCCCCTGCCATTGCCGTCCTGTTAGGTTTTTCAGATTTTCATTGACCTGCATTTCAGATTGTGCAGGAGCGGATGCGGGTTGCACAGCGGCCTGTGCTTCCGGATATTTCGTTAAATCAATACCTATCTTCTCAAGTATCCACGCTTTAGGTGCAAACTCCTTAATCGTTGCCTCACTAAACTCAAACCCTATCGGCTCAATCGGAGCGATCACCATTTCATCTTCAATGCCCCATAATTTGCTGATCTCAGTAAATAATGTTTCGAGTGCGCGTTGCTTGTCATTGACATATGTGGTCTTGAAGATCTCAAAAGCATCACGCATTTCAGTACGCGCCCCAAGTTGTCCCTCCGTTTTTATTCCAAATAAAACTGGCGATACTACCTGATGTCCGCAAAATATCTGCTGCTCTACGGTCTTATTCAATATATCAAAGTGCTTATCCAAATCCGTATTAGATAAGTCCAGAACGGTGGGAGCCTTTGCAGGGTCGTCACTGAATGACAAAACAATGCCGCCAGCGTTTTCGCTACCCGTAAATTTCTTTTTGAATTTAGTTTCTACAACCTGCTGTTCCTCCGGTGAAGGTTTACCTTCATTGAAGTTGATCAACTTGCTGCTAAACATACCATTCTTAATAGTGCTCAGATGGTATTTGCTTAACTCAATATCAATCTCGATCCAGTTCAAAGCCCCGATGTAATTAGGATAAGAGTAAATATCCAATCCCGGTCTGTATTCCTTATAGCAAAGTATCTGCTTGCCCTGCTTAACCGCAGGATTATACGCCGCTACGATTTCAGGCTGCACCCTCACCGATTGCGTCCAATCCTTTACATAGTATTGCGTCTGGTCTTTATTTGCTCTTACCTTTTGATAAGGCACGTGATACATTGCCCCGACCTGACCAAGTGCGTTATAATGAAGCTCAATATATACACCACCAAAAATCTCAATGTCTGTCGATACTTTTTTGAGAAAATCATTTAATGTTTCGTTCTTATTAGGTGTAATATTCTCACGCCCGCTTTTATAGGATATGCCATTTCCGATAATGTAATTCACCTTCCCGAGCACAATGCCATTATGTTTGCTGCTTTTGTTGATTTTCTCCAACAAAAAGTTAGGGTAAAGATTATCTTCACCGAATTGAACGTACCCTTTGCCGGGCAGCTCAACCATTGCAGGCAGCTTAACATCTGCAAATTTTATAAAACTTATATTAGGATGCATCGTACATTGTAAATTTTACGTCCTGTGAATATTGAGTGAAACTCATATTTGTATTATCGTCTAAAAACATTAACCCCGTTTCGAGTAATCCTAATCCGGATGGGTTTAAATTCGTAGTGCTCGTTTGCTCATATATCTCGTACTTCCACCAACTTTCATGATAATCGGCAAAGTAATCATTCACCACAATAGCAAACTCATTCCACCGCTCCTTATTTGTCGATACGTCAAAGGCATTAACCTTTACGAACTTTACCTGATCATTCGTAGCCCTGCTTGTAAATACAAACAAATAATTAGCATCCGTAATGGTTTGTTTTTCCGTTAAGGTGCAAATCAATGTTGACGTAGTTCCCTTTACAAATTTAAGCATACAAATATAAATACCATAAACAAAAACCCTCGCCCAAAAGGGCAAGGGCTAACAATTCAAAACCAAACAAACAAAACTTATGATCCCGGAGTTTCAAGAGCACTTGCAACCGTGCTGTTTACTTCGAGCATCGGCTCAGGCTCACTACCTGAGAATGTCATGTCAAACCCGCTACGATCTCCGAAAGCAGTACCCGTTCCGAGTGTGCCGGTTGTAAGATCGATCCCGCTTGTTCTTCCTATCAGCCAATACTTTCCGTTGTTATCTTTTGCCACTGCTATCATTGTAGCTTGCGCCAAAAGTTTGATTTCATTTCTTATTGTAACGTTCAATTTATTTACAACGATCTTAAGCTCAGAAGCATAAAACACGGTACCATTTTGAATGTTACCTGTCATATTCTCTGTCAATGATCCTGTTTCTTTGGGAAGTTCGTACTTCCAAAATCTTTTACCGGATGCTTTTGTCAGACCTGTAACGACTCCACTGGCTTCAGATATTGAAGTTACTGCACCTCTTTCGATGAAGTAAACTTCCAATATACCGCCGCTATTGTCTTTACAATCTAATGTATATCCGGATGTTAATGCACACGGCATGGTTATTAATTTAAAATTTTTATAAGTTAAGGGAGGCTTTTACACCTCCCTATGATTTATGATTACGCTTCGAACTTCACCACTTCATCAATGAAGGCGAACTGGACACCGACTTTCATGCGGGCAGTGAATTTGATGTTTTCATCATCTTCAGACCAACGGATCCAGAATTTGTTTTCTTCATCAAGAAGATCAGTTCCTAAGAAGATATTGCTCATTCTGAAAGCGTAGATGCAAGCATCAGCATCAGCAGCATCTAAACCGTGTACAGGGATTACTTTGTAGTTAGTGCCGGGGATTGTGAAAACTGCAGCATCATCATCCCATTTTGCATCAGGTTGGTAGTGGAACAGATTTTGATCTACATACGCTTGTATCAAATAAGAGAAAGTTCCCCATCCGCAGAAAATGCGAACATCTGATTTACCTTGGATTTTTGCAGGTAACGCTTTGATAACTGCAAGAACTGCATTCTTAGCAATTGTCGGAGTGTTGATAGTTGTTGCAGGTGTACCGTAGAATCCGGTAGTGTTTGCATTTGCAACTGATCCACCGCCAGCAGTGATCAAAGTTTTGATACCATCGAACTTATTACCTAAGCCGTTTGTACCAGCAGAACCTGTTGCGTTAGCAGTCCACAAAGCTACTTCAAGAGCTTCAGCTATTTTCTTAGCTTTTTGATCAGAGTAGTCAGCAGCGAATGTTAATGAGTTGTATTCGCCTCCGGCTTTCAAAGCCTGCTGGGTGTAATAAGGCTCGAGGTCTTTATCGCAAAGGATTTCATTTACCTTCACTTTGCCAACGGTAAGTGTACGCTGCGTGAAGGTAGTCGTGCCGCTGGCGTTGAAACCGCAAGAAGAATCGTCTTGAAAGAATACATCAGTATCCATTCTTCCAATTGCTTCGCTTGATTTAACACCTACGCGAACGTTACCTAATGCAAGGATTTCCTTTTGTGTTCTGGCTTCGAAAACTGAGTTCTTAACCAGCAGATCTACGTTTTGCTTAGTATATGCGGCTAAGCCCGTTACATTGTATGCCATTTTTGTTTACTATTTAAAAAGGTTAATAAGTGATTGTAATTTTTCTTCTTTATTATCGATTTGCTTTCCGAATTTGAAGCCATTCTTTACAGGTTCGCTCGGCTCTGTTGTTGGCTCTTTTACGAGCTTTTCAACCAATTCAAACAGACCTTTGATAGCTTCATCTGCTTTTGCAAATGCTGCTTTCAGGTTTGTGTTCTCTTCCTCAAGAGCTGAGAATTTAGCATCGTAAGCTGCGAACTTTTCATCAAAGTTTTGAGCGGGTAAAACTGCTGCCTCAACAGGAGCGGCTTCAGGAGCAATCTCAGGAGCAGGCGCGGGTTTGATCTCAGAGATCACACCACCCTCGCCAAGAACGATAATAGTGCCATCAGCAAGCTCATGCTCACCTGCAGGAGCGGGTGACATTGTCTCTTGCTCAATGGTAACTACACCACCTACTTCGAGCTTGTCAATGTAAACCTCAGTGCCGTCTTTGAGAGTGTAACCGCCAAATTCTTTCTTTTTGTCTTCAACCTTAGGCATATCACCCATTGGCTTTTCGGCGGGCATTTGACCTTCAAACACCAACGCCTTAACTTTTTGTAATAATTCTACGGGATTCATGTAAGTATATACCTAAACATCAAATTATGGATATTTTGTCAATGTAAATAGCTGAAAATAAAGCACTTAAATAAAAAACCCCCGTATCAAAATACAGGGGGAATTACACTAAACTTCAAACTTGAAACTATTACAACAAACCCAAAAATAATTCTCTACGTTTATTATTAATCTCTTCAAAGTTATAATTTTTTTCGCAATATTCGAACAGCGAACGACCTCTTTCTTTCCTTAGATCTGCATCTTCAACAAGCGCACGGATGTTCTTATCCCAATTCTCATAATAAACCACATCACCGGGGAAGCCTAAATATGGATCAGTTTTCGATACGATCACAGGGATACCTTTGCCAGCCGCCTCAAGTATCTTCAGATTACTTTTATACCCGTTGAAGGTAGTTTTGCGCAAAGGGATCAGTTTTATATCTGATTCCATGTACATTTGATAATACTCGAATACCGGCAAACCTCTATATGCCATATTGTTAAGCATAGCATCTGCCGTAAAGTAAGCAGCCATTCTCTTCCAATAATATTGCTCCGTTTGATTGCTATCTGAATACCCGCCAAGCACTGCCTTTACTTTATCCTTTAAATCACTATTAAATACCCGCTTCATCACAGGTCTTAATATCTTCAAATCTTCCTCATGCGATATTCCGCCCGCCCAAAATAACCTAACTAAATCAGATTCATTACGCTCGCTTGTAAATTGGTTTTGTCCATAAGGGATTGCGTTCGGTAGGATCTCCACATTTTTATTATGGTAATAAACCCTTTCCGCTAACCGCTCATGTGTGCAGGTAACCAGATCCGCCTCCTTTAAATGCTTGATAATTTTTATGTCAATCAAATGCTCATTGTAAGTATCAAAATCTAAATGGTGATTGTCTAAGATCCAAAAGTCATCTACGTCAACTACCAATTTGAACCCATGCTTTTTGCGGAGTTCAAAAATATCATCTTTCGGCCATAGCCTATTGATATTTACAATATCGTAATCGAACTCTTCAGGAAAAACATCTGTGATGCGGGCTTTCTCTTTTTGCATTAAGGATACCGGTAACATCATTCTATGATACCCGCACCCGCTGAATGATTGCGTTAATACTAAGATTTTCATTTGTTTGGTTTGAATTGTTAATAAAATATTTGTACGCTTTCCCCTTCATTAAGGGATCCATTGTTTATCGTTATCGTTTGTGTGCTTGCGTCAAAACTTACATACCTCCGATCGGCTCTCACTTCGTAAGTTAATAAAAGCCCGTCAATAAATACCGAAGGTGCAAAGATAAAAGCAGTATTTGTGTAGGTAGATGTCCCCGGCTTTATTGGTGCTGTCAGAGATACAACGAAATCTTCTATCGGCTGCATTGCGATAGCACCCTGCGGAATTGGTTGCGCGTTAGATGGCATCTCTTAATAATTCTTTAAGTTCATCAATAATAGACTCTTCCTTTGATCTCATTTTGATCGGTGACATATTGAATTCACCCTCCACGCTGAAGCCTCTGAACGTGCCGTCTTTAACTTTTGCCCACGCATCTTCACTCATAATCTTAGCCCCTAAAAACCATGTTCCGTCTGGTAGGTTTTCAAACTGCTTCATCTTAGGGATGCCTTTGCTGTCATCGGCAATCCATGACATATAAAACACCATGTCTACAGGCTTTGCCCCATCATGCATCTCGTTGCCATTGTTTTGGAAGCCCTTGCGATAAAACTTTTCGGCAATCGTCTTGATAGACTCTTTCGGGAAATAAACGTAATATTCTTTGCCGTCCGGATCGATACGATATATCGGCTTGTCCGGGATCATGGCCGGCCCTACGACAACCCGCTCCTCTTCATTAACCACCGCGAATTGGAATTTCTTTTCACGATCTATTTGCTCCAGTTTTCTTTGCGCCCATTCAATACCTTCATCACCGCCCCACGCTAACCACATCAAACGCCCGCACCCATCCCCCAAAGGTTTATCGCTGTTTTGCCTATGCCTTTCAAATGCAGCCATGCGAGCGATAGTATCCCTTGAAATGGCACGACCATCTGCGAGATCGTTCGCGCGTTTTTTGCCCACAGGAGTTCCACACGACCCCCATCCATTTTCATCTGCCCATCTCAAAGCAGCTTTAGCGTTTTCGCTTGCCGCTTTCGGGTAATCGTCATAAGATTGAAACTCCTGCTCGCTAAACGCAAAAAACCCCTCACCTATGGCAGGCACGTCAACGAGTGCCACCGCATCCACTTCCACCTGACTCTCAATATCTTCGTTAATCGTTAATTTATAAACCGGTAATCCTTTGTCCATAATATCAAATTTAAGGGTTTCCTATTGATGCGTTCCTATCTATATACGCATTTCTTTGTTGTTCATTCTGAATGTCGCTATTCAATACATACGCCCGCGCGGCTCTGTTGCCCATTTGATTGACCGCTGCGGTGTTTACTTGCGTTGCTTCAACCTGTGGAGAAGGTGCTGGAGAAACAGGGGCAGTTGTAGATATGCTGCCTCCGCCTGCTGATCCACCCATTCCACCTGTTGCACCGCTAACGCCCCTTACCGCTTGCCTGATAGCCATTATAATACCAGCGGCTTGTACAGCGTACCCAATAAGCATAGGGATGTTTTGCGGAAATCCTATTTTAGCAGTTTGCGCAGATCCCTCAGCAATTGCAACAGCCCCCTTAGCCAATGCAGTTTTTCCAAAGAAGATAGTTTTCTTTGCTTCCATTATCATTTCCTGTGCTGCTAAAACTTGTTTTATAACCGTTGCGGCTCTGCCTACTTCTGTCTCAGCACCAAATAAACCTATGATTGCGTCCGTGGCTTGTTTCTTAGCGTTCAACTTATCCATTTCAAGCTGATTCTCCTGAGCCGTTATATTTCTTTTAGCGTCTAAATATTGTTGATCAGTAATAAGCTTTTTTTGAAACTGCTCCTCAAGTAATAATGCCTCCTGATTTATAAGATCCGCCCGCATCTGAAAATCGTTTTGATAAAATTCCTTTTGTTTATTGATTTGCTCAAGCTGTGTATTTAATCCCGTCTCAAGTATTTGCCGATCTAACGCCTGACCCTGTATGGCTAATTCTGATTTCTTATTTGCTAATTCTATTTCGGCAGCCGTACGCGCTTCTGTTCCTACATTTACAGCATCCACGTTAGCCTGCAAACGTGCTATCTCTAATTTCTTTTCCTCCTCAAAAATCCTTTTCTTTTCAGCAAGTTTATCGTTCTCATTTTTTATTAACTCTGCCGCCGCCTTTTGTTCATTTAATGTCCTTTGATTTAATGCCTGTGCTTCCTGCTTTGCAAGCTCAATCTTTATTTTAGCAAGTCCTACAG